TGGTAAAGTAGGCGGCGGGCAGCCCGAGCTTTTCCAGGGCTGCCGCCAACGCTTTTGGGTCGCTGGAACTCTGCGCGAACATGACCGCGGCGATGTCCTTCAGCTTCGCCTCGACCATCTCCTGCGCCATCGGCAGCGTGACGGCCTGGTCCGCGAGCACGATCGACACGAGCTTCGCTAGCCCCTGCTGCGTGCGGATCGCCCGGATGCACAGTTCGCCGCCCCACTCGTATTCGCCGGCCGCGATCGCGTCGGTCAGCGCGGCGTCCATCGCCCGCCGCCGGTCTTCGGACACGTCGGCCCGCTCGACGGCGTCGCGGGCGCGCTGCTCCAGCCACCGCTGGAACTTCGCCTGCTCCAACTGGTTCGCCGCGCGGAGCTGGAACGTCTTGCCCTTGCAGACGAACTCCGTCGGAGCGCCGAGTAGGTCGGCCTGCGTCATCGGTCCCCCTTAAAACACAAGCCGCGACGCGTCGCGGCTTGTTTCGCGTCATACTGTACACTGCGTCGCGTCGCTTACGCGGGTTCGGCGTACGTGTAGCTGCCCTTACTCTTGATCGTCGCGTTGATCTCGAACCGGCCGCGGTTCTCCGCGCCCTGGTCGCTCGTCACCACGAGCGCCAGCGGGAACGTGAAGGCGACGACCGTGTCGTCGATGTTGCGGTACAGCTCCAGCGTCGTGATCACGGTGCCCGCGCGGATCGGCGAGTAGTCGCCGGCCAGGATGTCGAACCACCCGCGGACCTCGATCGTCGCGCCCCCGAAACCGGCCTCCGGGTTGTCGTACCCGTTCGTCGCCGCGCTCGCGCCGTCCAGCTCGTCGACCTTCTCGCGCACGCGCCACGACACGACGCCGGCCAGGGTCGTGCCGCCGATGTCGAGACTCAGTTTCTTGCCGCTGATCGCCATGCCACACCCGTCAGTTATTCCGCGGTTCGATCACTTCGACTGCGAACGTCAGCGTCGACGCGTTGTGCAGCGCGTCGAGCGCCTGCGCGACGAACGGCGGGCCTTCCTGCCGGTTCACTTCGTTGATGCCGGTCACCGCCGAGAACGACGCGCGGTCGTCGAGCTTCCGGTTGATCGCCTCGCGCCACTCTTCCAGCGTCTCGTCGTCGCCCGTCTGCCCGCCGGTCGCGTCGTACATCGCGACGACCAGGACGTAAGTGACGATCACGCGGGCCGCGTCGTACACTTCGCACCGGCCGCCGCGCGTGCAGGCGACGCGCACCGCCGGCGGTTCCTTGCCGGCCGGCAGGGTCGCCGTCTTCCCGGCCTTCACTTCGGGGCTGCCGGCGAGCGACAGCGACTGGATCGCCGCCACCGCCGCCGCCTTGATGTCGCCCGCCCGCGTCGCCACAGGTCACCCCGGTAGCTTCGTCACGTCGCACACGTACCGCGTCGCGAAGGCGGCCTTCGTCACCTTGCCCACGACCCAGGTCGTCGAGTCGTCGACGATCTGGTCTCGCTCTTTCGGGACGAACGAGAGGGACGAAGCCCGTAAATGAAACTTCGTCGTCGTCACCGGCACGCCGCCCTCGTCGGCCGGGACCTCGGTCTTCTCTTCGGCCCGCTTCAGCACCGTGACGCCGGTCGCCGTCGACAGCGTCGCGCCGGAATCGGGATCGATCTCCAGCACCGTGACGCTGTCCAGCCCGTCGAAAATGTCGATGTCGGCGTCGATCGCGTCGCGCGTCAGTTCCATGTCACAGCACCTGCGACCGCAGTTCGACCGGGTTGAAGGACGTCATCAGCTCGGATACCGTCTTGATGCCGTCCTGCAGCATCTTCAGGTATTCGCCCCACGACACCGATTGCCCGTCGATCGAGTACGACGGCTTCGGGTTCGCCGCGGCCGCGGCCAGCGCCGAGACGAGCGATTCCAGCACCGTCTGCAGCTCGCTGGCGATGTCCACGCGTTAGCCCTGGATCTCTTCCACCTTGAACTCGTGCGGCGTCGACAGGATGCCGGCGTACCGCTTGAACTGCTCGATCGCGTCGAGCCGGTCGGCCGCCTCGAACACGGCGTCGGCGCAGTTCAGGTGCCCGACCCTGAACTTCTTCAGCTCGGCTGGCGTCTCGACGCTCTGAGGCTCGGCCGAAGGTTGAGCGGTCGGCGGCGTCTCGGTCGGCTTCTTCTTCGCCATCACGTCACCCGTAGGGCTGCGGCGGGGAATCGAACCCCGCGAATCGGCCGCGGCCGGACGCGACGGCCGCCGCTGCTCTCCCACTGAGCTACGCAACCATATGCACACGGCGTTGCGTCGCGTCGCAACGCCGTTGCTATGTCAAACTTAGGACGCCGAGCTGTTGTACGCGCGGATCACGTACCGCGGATCCCACGTCCCGGCGACGCCGAAGACGTTGGCCTTGACGCGCAGGACGATGTCCTGCTCGAACTCCGCGGGGTTCATCGGCGGCGCTTGCACGGTCTGCAGCGGGAACACTTCCCGCCAGTAGAACGCCTTCTTGAAGTCGCCGAACAGCGACAGGCTGTCGGCCTTCGGCTCGGTGTCCCACGTCGAACTGCCGTACGTCAGCGCCTGACGCCGCAAGTGCTTGCTGGTCATCAGGCTGTACCCGCCGTCGAGCGGGTTGCCGCTGACGGACTGGATGCCGGTCGCCTCGTCGGTCTGCCCGTGGCGGACCTCCGTCGCGTTCAGGATGCGCTTGTACGTGTACTTCAGCGCGGGGACGGTCAGCACCTGCACGCCGTCGATGTCGATCGGCTCGTTGAGCACCGGGTCGAGCATCTTGGAGAACATCAGCTCCAGCGTCTGAACGCTCGTCCAGTCGGTCAGCGAGAAGTCGGTCTTGCTGTTGATCCAGGGCGTCGACGTCTGGTACGTGTTGTAGCTGGTGCCGTTCCACACGTGGTTGTTGTCGAGTCCGAGCGCGACGCGCAGCCGCTTCTTCTCGACCCACAGCCCGACGCGCTTGCCGACCGAGCCGGCGCTGTCGAGAATCTGCTTCGTCAGGTCGCTGTAGATCGCCTCGAACGTCACGGAGCAGATGCGGCCGAACTTCTGCGGCGCGGCCAGGGTGATGTACTGCCCCTGGAACTGCGTCTCGGTGTACTTCTGCCCCTGGCTGACGATGTCCGGGTCGTCGATGACGTCGGTCAGGTACGGCACGACGTGCGTACCGAGGTTGCCGTTGGTGACCTTGATCGTCCGGAACATCTGGTCCGTGACGAAGGTCGCCAGCTTGTACTTGTCCTTGATTTCGTCGACCAGGAGCTGCCCGGTGATGGCGTGGAAGCCCGAGCTGTCCACGGCATCGACCGACTCGCGGAACGCCATCGGCTCGCCGGCCCCGCCCTGCGCGACGTTGCGCAGGTGGGTTTCCCAGTTGTCGCCGATCAAGCTCTGCGCCATCTCGCGCAGGCTGATGTCTTCCTTCGCGATCTTCTTCGTCGCGATCGCCTCGCGCAGCACTTCCTTCGCGACGCGCTGCCCTTCGGCCGCGGGACGGCCCTTCATGACCTCTTTGAGCTTCAGACCGATGCGAGCCATCTGCGTACCTTTGTAAGAGCGTTGAGCGGTAGTTATCCGCCGAGCCGGGTTCAGAAGCGGCGACGCATCCGGTTATGCGTCGCCTCGTGTCACTTAGTGCGTTACGACTGGCGCGCGGCCGGCGACAGCATGCTCAGCAGCTTCACCTTGACGCGGGTGATCGACGTGCCGCGCTGCACGACGCGGCCGATCGCGCCGGCCGCCACGACCGCGACGACCTTGTCGCTCAGGAGCGCGTTGCCCGTGTCCTTCGCGGGGCCGACCAGGTCGCCGACCTCGAACGTCGCCGACTCGCAATCGAACTCGTACACGCCCTCCGGCGCGACCATGATCGTATTGTCTTCGCTGTTGCCGCGGATGCGCGCCGTCGACGCGTCCTTCGTCTGCATCGACACGCCGAGGAACAGGTTGGCGAAGTTGGTCTGCGTGGTCAGCAGGTTGGTGTCCCACGCCTGGTCTTCGGCGCGGACCAGCGTGCCGGACGCCATGCCGACGAGATCGCCGGCGTCGACCGCCTTCGCGGTGGCGATCGTCACCTTCACTTCGTTGACGTCGCCGTACAGGTACTGGGGAACTGCCATCGGTTTACCTTCGTGCGGGTGTTAAGCGGTTCTGGCGGCGGGCCGCCGGTGGTTCAGTCCCAGTTGACGGACGCGGCGATTTCCTTCGGCGTCAGCGGCTTGCCGCCCCCGCCCGCGCCGTTGCGCGGCTTCTCGACGGTCGCGGCCACGACGACCGCGCGCCGGTCATCGATCAGCTTCTCGACCTTGCCGGCCGGCGCGTCGATCAGTTGCTCCAGGAACGTGTCGCTGATCACGTCGGCCTTCAGCCCCTTCGCGACGGCCTGCTTGCGCCGCTGCTCGCGCAGGAGCTTGCGCCGGGCGGCCTTGACCGCGGGCGACTTGAAGTGCGAAAGCTGCTCGACGACCTTCTCGTCGTCCATCTCGGCCGGCTCGTCGCCTTCGGCCGCGGCGTCCGCGCCTTCGGCCTGCTTCTCGTCGGTCGCTTCGTCGCCGTCGTGCATCACGCCGAGCAGCGCCTTGATCTGCTTCAGCTTCGCGGCCTGATCCATCTCCGGGTGGCCGGCGAAGCTGGCGATCAGCTCCTGGATCTTCGCGACGATGTCATCGCCGCCGGCGGGAGCGCCTTCGGCCGCGGCGGGGTCGGTCAGCGGATCCATTTCCTGTTCCTGTAGTTGCTCGAATAGCGAGTAGTTCGTCGCCGGGTTGTCGACGATGTCGACGCTGTGTACCTTCGTGATCGACTCGACCAGCACGCCGCCGCGCGTCTTCCGCCCGCTGCCTTCGGCGTTGTGCGAAAGCCCCATGCCCGCCGGGTCGTTCTCGGCGTCCCACAGGAACTGCTCGGCGTCCGGGTGCGCGGGGTTGTAGTGCAGGTCGGCCGTCAGCCCGCCGTCGGACTCCGCGCGGACGTTCTTCAGGCGGCCGAGCCGTTCCTGATACCGCCGGGTGTTCGACTTGCCCGCCGGGTGGTTGAAGCAGACGCGCGTGCCTTCGTACAGATGAATCGCATTACGCAGTGCGTCGCGGCTGTACTCGCGCCCGTTGCCCGACTTCAGGCCGCAGACGCGCACGTCCTTGACGACGCACGCGTCGCGGTCGACCTTGCCGACCGACGCGACGCTCAGGGACTCGCGGAAGCGGTACTTCATACAGAAGTATTATTGTCCCCGCGACGCCCCGGAGTCAATAACGGTCAGAATATTTTACGACTGTTGAGCGGCCAGCGGTGTCGCGTCGCCGCCGAACTGGTGCCACAGCATTTCCGCGGCGTGTTTGGCGTGTTCGGCCTCCCACTGCCGCCGCTGCTCGTCGGTCCACGTCGGCAGCGGCTGCGGTTCGCCGGGGTCGGTCGCGTCGGCGGGTGCGTCGGGCGCGTCGCGCTGTTCCATGTACTTCCCCTTCGCGGCTTCGGCGGCCGGCGTCTGCCGCAACACGATATTATAGCCGCCCTTAGAGTTCTTTTCAAGCTTGACCACGTGATAGAACGTCCCGCGGTTCAGCAGCAGTTCTTCCTCGCTCGGAATGCCGCTGAGCGGTTTCAGGTCGATCGCGCCTTCGGTCACGTTCTCGATCGTCAGCGTCGTGTCGGAACTGTTGCCGAACGTGCCGCCCGGCCCGGCGCTCATGTAGCTGCGCCACTTCATCGGTTGGCCGGACGTCATCGACCGTTCCAGTGTCGCGACAAGCTTGTGCGCGTCGGGGACAGACTTCAGGTCGACCTTCCGCTTCAGCGTGAGCGGCACGGGGATGGGCGACGCCTTCGCGAACGCGCCCTGCAGCCCGTCGTCCAGTTCCTTCATCGCCGCGTGCCCGGCGACGCCCTTCTTCGTGTACAGCAACTGGTTCAGTTGCCGGTAGCTGCCGCCGGTGTACTTGTGCACCATCGCCGCCTCTTGCGGGGTGACGTGGTTCAGGTACTCGACGGCGGCCGGGTGCGACACCTTCGCCAGCTGGTGCGTGTAGATGTGCACGCCGGGGTTCGGCGAAACGTGCACGTCGCCGTGCGGCCCGCCGCTGAGCTTCTTCGCGTTCGGCTTGCCGTCGGTCGCCGCCCACTGCTGCAGGTAGTCGATCCGCGCCGCCATCGTCTTCTTGTGCGCGTCGGGCGTCGCGGCCAAGATCGCGGCCTTCTGCTTCACGACGTTACCGATCTGCGCCTTGATGTCGGCCTTCGTGACGCCCTTGAACACGCCCGCGGCTTGCGGCGCGGTCTTCGGGTCGAGCAGCGTCGCCAGCTCGCCGACTTTCGCCTCGAACGGCTTGCCGGCGGCCGCGCCCTTCTTCGACGCGTTCGCGCTGATGTCGAAGCTGCCGCCGTTGTCGATCAGGTGCGGCGTGCCGTCCGGCCCGACTTTCACGTTGTCGTGATTCAGGCCGACGACGTCCCAGTTGCCGAGCAGCGCCGTCGCGACGAAGTGTTGCTGAATCTTCGACTTCACCGCCGCGGCCTGCTCCGGCGTCGCGTTCGCCAGGTACTGCTTCAGCGGCGCGCCGTCGACCCACTTCGCGACCTTGTGCTGCTTGCCGTCCTGCGTGACCAGCTTCGACGGCGGGACGCTCGCGCCGAGCAGCTTGTAGATCTTGTCGGCCGCGACTTCGTTGCCGACCTGCTCCTGCCCGTGCGCCGTCGTGCCGCCGTCCTTGATCACGTACTTCTGGCCGTTCACGACCGCCGACTTCGCGCCGGTCGACCCCTCGCCGATCGGCTTCGCGTCGGCCGGGACCGCGGCCGGGAAGCCGTGGTGCTCCGCGCCGGCGTGCACCTTGTCGACGGCGTGCTGCACCAGCTTGTCGGGCGTCGTGCCGAGCTTCGCAGCGATCGCGGCGACGGCGGCCGGGCTGTACGACTTCAGGCCGTCGGCCAGCACCGCGGCGACCTTCTCCGGCGGCGCTTGGACGGCGACCAGCTTGTCGATCGTCTTCTGAGCGTTCTCCGCGGCGGTCGCGATCTTCGGGTCGCCGGTGCCGCCGCCCAGGTGCTTCTTCGCCGCCTCCAAGATTGCCAGGTCGCGCGCCTTGCCCGCCGGCTTCGTCGTCTGGCCGATCAGCTCGTGCGCCTTGTCGATGTCGACCCACTGCACGGCGTGCGTTTCCGTGTCCATCAGCGACGGGTCTTCGCCCGTCGACTTCATGACGAAGAACGCGTTGGTCGTCGTGCCGTCACTCTTGAAGACGCCCGGCAGGTGGCCGATCACTTCGGCCTTGTGGCCGGTTTCTTCGCCGACTTCGGCGACGGCGGTGCCGTGCGCGCCCTGCCCGTGCTGCAGCTTGCCCTTCGGCCACGTCCACGCGTAGTTGTCGTATCCGGGGCCGCCGGTCGCCGCGGTGCCGCCGCTCGGCTTGCGCAGCAGCACCTGGATCTTGCCGTCCGGCCCCGTCCGCACGACGACGCCGCCGTACGCCTGCTTCTCCGGGTTCGGGTTGACCTGCCAGGAAGGATCAATTTCCTGTGGCAGCTTGCCCGCGTAGCTCTTGGCCGGCTGCGCGGCCGGCTCGAACCCTTGCGGCACGTAACCAGTTGCCGCGCCGAGCTGCACCGCGGGCGCGGCCGGCGGCGTGGTTTCGGTCGGCAGCGCCGCGACGTTCGCCGGGCCGCCGGTGTCCGGGGCGACGTTCTCCAGCGGCTTCGGGGCGGCGGCCGGCTTCGCGGCGGCCGGCTTCGGCGTCGCGGCGGCCGGGGTCGCCGGCGACGGCTCGACGCCGTCCGCGTGCGCCTTCAGCTTCTCGGCGTACTGCTTGAACTGCTTCGCGTTCCAGAAGTGCGACGCGGCGTGCGGCACCCACGACTTCAGCCCGGCGGCCTTCAGCGCCTGCGCGAGCGCCGGCCCGTGCTTGTCCGTTAGCTCGCCGTGGATCTTCCCGAGCTTGACCGCCTTCAGCCCCTTGCCGCCGAGCACCGCGGCCAGGTCCGCGGCCGCGGCCTTGACCGGGTCGACGGTCGGCGCGGGTGCCGGGGTCGGCGCGGCTTCCGGTTCGCTGCCCGGATACGCGGCCGGCAGGTGGGCGGCCAGCGCGGAATACGGTCCCGTCATGCCTTCGACGTTGACGCCCGCGGCCTTCAGCGCGTCCATCGCGCCGGCCTTGCCCCCGGTGCTGGCGATCGCCTTGATCGCCGCCTTAACCGCGGCGTCGGCGGCGTTCGCGTCGAGCTGCCCGGCCTTGTGCGCGTCGAGCGCGGCCTTGATCGCGGCGGCCGGCGTCTTCGGTTGCTCGGCTGCCGGCTGCCCGTGCGCGAGCACCTGCTTGATCAGGTTCGGGTGATACCCGGCGGCCTGCATCACGGCGGCCGGGTCGTGCCCGTTCTGCTGCGCCCACTTCATCGACGACGACACCGCGCCGAGGAACGATTCGGCGTCGTCGAAGTTCGCCAGCTTCGCCTTGTGGTCGGCCGCCTCTTCGACCAGCGACGCGAAGCTGCCGGGGACGCCGTCAGGTTCGACCGCCGGCGTCTTCGGTTGCTCTGACGAAGGTTGAGCGGTCGCCGGCTGCTCGGCCGGGGTCGGCTCGTCGGCCTTCGGCTCGTCGGCCTGCGGCCCGGCGGCCTGCGGCCCGGCGGCCTGCGGCCCGGCGGCCGGGGCTGCCTGGAAGAAGTGCGCCGACACCGTGTCGAAGTAGCTCGAATCCAGGGTGTGCGCGGACGTGTCGATGCCCGCCTGCGCGAGCGCCGTCAGCACTTCCTTCGGCGTCTTCCCCGCCGCGACCATCTTCCCGACCGCGTCGTTCACGAACTCGCTGGCCGCGAAGCTGCTCAGATTGCCGTTGCCGTGCTCGCCGACGTAGCTCTTGATCTCTTCGGCCGCGGTTTCCGCCGCGGTCGGTTCCGGGGCGGGCGCGGACGGCGGGCCGCCGAACGGCTCGTCGCCGGGTACCGGCTCGGGGTCCAGAGGTTCGGGTAGGTCGTTGGCTGCAACGTCACCGGCCGCCTTCTTCCCGGCGTCGGTTAGCTTCGCCAGGTGCGCGACGCCCTTCTCGTTCCAGTCGGGTTCCTTGCCGCCTGCCCACTGGACTCCGATCAGCCCCTTCGCCGCGAGTGCCTTGTAGACGTTCGTCGCGTCGCCGGTGTTGCTCTTGCCGTAGATCCAGTCGGCCCCGTGCGCGGCCAACCCCGCCAGGTACAACGCCTGCCCGATGCCCTTCCCCTTGTGCTCCGACGGCAGGAACACGCCGTCAACCGTGGCGACCGTCTCGCCCGGTTTCACCTGACCGGGGAAATCTTTAGCCGCGCCCTTCGCGGCGTCACCGTCGGCGCTCGGCGTCGTGATGGTGATGCCGCCCGCGTTCTTATCGCCGTGCTTCAGGTCGTACGCGACCGACCCGGCTTCCTCCGGCGATTTGGTGACCGCGTAGCCGTCCGGCAGCACCGGCGCGGGCTTGTTCGCCGCGTCCGGCGTTGCGTCGCCTTGCGGTTCGGGTTGCGTCGCATCCTCAGACGAAGGTTGAGCGGTCGCGGCCGCCTGCAACTCGCCCCACTGCTCCGGCGTGACGGCCGGCTTCATCGCGTCGTCGAGCGGCGCGCCGGTCTTCTTCACGTGCTGCAGCAGGTCGTCGAAGGTCGCGTGATGCGTGAACGTGCCGCCCACTTCGGACGGAATGCCGGTCGCCTTCACCGGTTTGATGATCGCGTTCGGCTCGTCGCCCGTGACGCCCGCGAACGTGTTCCACGCGGCCGCGACGACGATCGGCTTCGCGTCCGCGTCGTTCGCGCCCTTGTGCATCAACACGTCGCCGTAGAATACCGGCTTGCCGTCCACCAGCACCGGCTTCCCGTGCGACGTCTGCGGTTGCTTGTCCGGGTCGGCGTCGGCGTTCAGCCCCGCCGGTTGCGGCTTCTCTTCGGCCGGCTTCTCGTCGGCCGGCTTCTCGTCGGCCGGCTTCGGCATCGCCGACGGGTCACCCTTCGCGGCCGCGACGATCTGCGGGTTCACGCCCTGCGTTTCCAGGTGCTGCTTGATCGCGCCGATCAGCTCGCTCGACGACTTCTTCGTCGTCTGCAGCCCGAACTTCGCCGCCAGCTCCTGCCACTCGGCCAGGCCGCCGCCGTACTTCTTCAGCACCTTGTCGATCGCCTTGCCCGCCACTTTCCAGCTCGCGTCGCCCTTCGCGTAGTGCTCGCCGACGACGTGAATCAGCGCCTCGAACTGCGCCGGATCCGGCTTCGCCACGACGGGCGACGCCTTGCCGTGCTGCGACTCGTGCGACGCGTGGTCGGCCGCGGACACGCGGACGCCGTCGACGTAGTGGTACTGCACGCCGTTGGACGCCGTCACGACGCCCGTGAAGTTCTCGCGGAGCGTCAGAAGTCGCCCGTCCAGTGGAAGGGACACCGGCGCGGCCCGCTGCTCTTGCGGCGACAGCGCTTGCGTCAGGAGCGCGTCGGCCTGCGCTTCGGTCGACTCGGCGACGGGCGCGGCGGGTTCGCCCGGCTGCGCGGCGGCCGGGGGCTGTCCGGCCGCGGGGTCGCCCGGCGCGCCCGGCATTCCGCCCGCCGCAGGATCAGGTTGCCCATTGTCCACCCTGTTAACGCAGTCACTCGCCGGCAGCAGCGCTTCGGCCTGCTCCCGCGTGAACGCCATCAGGATCATCAGGTTCGCCGCGGCCGCGTCGCGCGGCAGCGTGCCCGCGTAGAACTGTGACTGGATCTGCGCGACGGCCGCCATGTCGGCGACCGGCCGCGCCTTGCCGACGCGGTCGCGCTCGATCAGCGGCGACTCGACGTCGGGATCAAGGTCTAACGCACGTTGAGCCGTCTCGACCGACTCGAAGCCGGACGCGACGAGTTCCTTATGCCGCTCGACTTCCTGCGTCTTGTCGCGGGTTTCCAGGGTCGGCCCGACGCAGGACAGCGTGACGCGGTCCAGGTCGCCTTCTTCCAGGATGCCGGCGTCCACGGCCCGCCGCAGCTGCCGCCACAGGAGCGACTTCCGGTGCCCGTAGCGAGACAGGCCGAACGCGTTACGCAGGATGCGCTGCAGCTTGCCGAACGACTTCAGCGTCGGCGCTTCGACGACGAAGGCGTTGCTGTACTTGGCATCCGCCAAAGCCGTAAACATCCACTCGGCCATCTGCATGCGCGATGCGACAGCACGCAATTCAGCTTGCAACACTTCGATGATGTCGGACGCGCCGAGATTGGTCTGCGGGAACTGGTAGTCGGTGTTGCCGGACGCCGTCAGCACGGTGCCGTACCGCAGCCGCTCGATGTTCAGCGTCTCGTTCGTCGCGGGGTCGGTCGCGCGGACGGCCGTAAGACTGTTGAGCAGTGTGTTGGCGGTCGGACTCGTCAGCCCGGTGATCTTGCGGATCAGCGCGATCTTCGCCCGCGCCTTCGCGACGCTGGACATGCTCGCCAGCAGGTCTTCGCACCGCTTCAGGTTCTGCTCGACCGGGTAGAACGTCGGCAGGCCGCGCTTCGCCCCGCGCAGCGTGTTGGCCTTGACGTGCAGGATCTTCGACGCGCTGACGTACTCCGTGTCGAGCGACCCGAAGCGCGGGTCGTCGATCACGTGGTAGCCGTGGACGGTTTCGGTGTCGTCGCGGTCGGTCACGACGCCGAACGAGTTCCCCGCGTCGTCGGTGTCGCCGCCGGGGTAGGTGACGTGCTCCGGGTGAACGAATCGCAGGTGCTGCCAGCCCTCGCGGTCGTTGAACGACCGGATGAAGAACTCACCTTCGACGTCGAGCCGGAACAGCGCGTCGGCTTCCAGCGTCGGCGTGTCGTTGATCTCGCACCACGTGTCAATAACAGCTTGTACCCTTGCCGCGGCGTCCTTGTCGCCGCGGCTGCACGGGTCGCACGGGGCGGCGCTGTACTTCAGCCCCGACTCGCCGACGACGTAGTTCGTCCGCGCCTCCAGCGCGCACAGGGCGAACTCGTTGGTCGCCGCCAGGATCCGCATGCGGTCGCGGATCATGCGCAGCTCGACCTCCGTTCTGTAAACGGGTAACGCTTCGCCGTACTTCTGGTTCTGCTGGTACCACGGCGGCGCGACCGCCGAGCTGCCGGGGATGCCGGCGAAGTCGGACACCTGGAACTGCAGGTCGCGCAGGTTCGTCATGCCGAGCGACGCGTACACGTCCATCACGGCTTCCTGAAGCCGGACTTCGTTGCGCACGTACCGCTCGACCTCGCGGTCGGCCGGCGTCTTCGCGATCGCGTCACTCACCGGGTATCCCCTCAACCATCGTACACAGATTCGACGACGTGAAACCACGTCGGTTCGACTACCTGGATCTCTTCGCCGTCGTCCGTCCGCAGCACGTCGAGCACGCCGCGGCGGAAACCGACTTCCATGCCGAGCGCGTCGGCCCGCGGCAGCTCGAACCGGAACACGCCTTCTTCCGCGTCGACAACCGTCGCCTCGATCGGCTCGTCGGTGACCGACTCCCACCCGCTAACGTCCACTTCGCCGCGGTCGGCCGCCAGCTTCGCCGCGCCCCTGCGCGGGTACTCCGGGTCGAGCCGCAGCGTCAGCCGGACGTCGACCCACGCCGACACGTCTTCGGCCGGGGACATCGTGACGACGAACGCCGTCCGCTGCCCGCGCGGGACGCGCACGTCGCCTTCGGTGATCAGTGTCGCCGCCATGTCAGGAATGCCCCGTCAGTGAAACCACATCCCGCCGCCGCCCCGTCAGCGATACCGTGTCGAGCCGCCGGCCGGTCAGGTTCACCCGCCCCCCGCGCTCCGGCCGCACGTCGCCCGACACGGTCGGCGCGTAGCCGGTCAGCACCAGCGCGAGCGTCCCCGGCGTGACGGTCGCGCCGGCGGCCGCGGTCACGGTCGGCGCGAAGGCCGACAGCGACAGCGCCAGCGGCGACGGCGTGACCAGCCGCGGCGTGTTCACGACCGGCGCGAAGCCGGCCAGCGCCAGCGACGCGGGCGACGGCGTGACCGTCTGCGGGGCCGTCACGGTCGGCGCGAAGCCGGTCAGCGACAGCGACAGCGTGCCCGGCGTCAGCGTCAGTCCGGCCCCGCCCGTCACGGTCGGCGCGAACCCGGTCAGCACCAGGTTCGCCGCCGCCGGCGTCGCCGTCTGGTGCGCCGTGGCCGAAACCGTCGGCGCGAAGGCGGCCGTCGTCAGCGCGGCCGTCGTCGGCGTCGCGGTCTTGTGGTCCGTCGCGGACACGGTCGGCGCGAACGCCGCGGTCGTCAGCGCCAGCGTGCCCGGCGTCGCCGTCTGGTGCGCGGTCGCCGTCACGGTCGGCGCGAACGCGGCCGTCGTCAGCGCGGCCGTCGCCGGCGTGACATCGACCGCGCCGCCCCCGCCCCCGACGACCTCCGTCCCGAACGACCACGGGCGGTGCCAGTTGAGCAGGCGCGGGTAGCCCGCCTTGCTCTCGACGTACCGCGCCCGCATCTGCGCCGGCGTCGGGTATCGGTCGTAGACGAACGCCCCGGCGATGCTGCCGTTGAAAAACTGGATGGGTACGTTCCACCGCATCACACCTACGGCGAAGTAGTCGAAGGTGTTGAAGCCCGCGGACGTGAACGTGGACGAGGTGACTGACCCGTCCAGCTGCACCGAGACGTTGAACCCGGTCCCGGTGTACTCCCACCCGCACGCCGCATAGTGCCATTTATTTGCGGTGACGGTCCCAATGTCTGAAGTCTGTTGCCCTCCAGCACTGCTGACGAGATTGAGCCGCACGGCCCCGGTGGAGCGGACCATGAGCCGCATCTGCGAATTGGTGACGCCCGCCGTCCCGCCCGACAAGAGTGTCCGGTCGGCCCCCACGGCCGCGATCCGGAACCAGCACCCCATCGTGACGGACGCTTGCCCCTGGAACAGTACCGGAGCGTTGACGTATTGGGTCGTACCGTCGAACGTCAACGCTCGGGTGCCATCGGGGCAGCCCGGCCCCCAGGTCGGGCCGCTCGTCAGGGTGCCGTGGTTCGGATTCTTCCCCGACGACAGTCCGGCCGCGTTCCGGAGCGTGAGGCCGCGCGACCAGCCGGGGTTCGGCCAGCCGGACCCGTGCCAGAGTAGCCCGCGGTTGAGCGGGTGCGTCCAGTTGACGGGCGCGAGCGCGTCGAGTTGTAGGTCGCGCGTGTCCACTTAGGCAACCGGAGTGCGTCGATACCACGGGCGGATCGTGATTTTCGTCTCGGAATCCACGTTGGTCGTCGTCTGCCCGGTGTCGTTGTGGCAGACGGGGATGACGTACTCCGCGCCGGGCTTCACCCAGAACCGCTGCCGCTGCACGCCCGTCGTCAGGCTTCCGGCCATCACGACGGCACCCGCGAACACCAGTTGCGGCAGCACGTCGATGTCCGCCACCGCCGCGTCCGCCCCGGTCAGCGCGCCGGGGTTGTCCGTCGCCGCGGTCGCGGACGAACTGAACCCGAGGTAGACGTTGAACTCGCGGCCGTCGGTGGGGGTCACCCCCACCTTCGTCTCGGCGATGATTTCCAGGACTTCGGGGAAGCCCTTCGTGCCGTCCACGAGCGTGCCGGACTTCACGCCCTCGCGCGCGCCCGCGTTGGCGAGGTTCTTCATGTTCATGGCGAGCGTGCCGGCCGTGTTCATCCACACGACGGCGGTGCCCGGCGTCAGGTCGCTGTAGTTAACTGCCATCGCTCAGTCGCCCCTTATGCCGGGAGTGCCTTCGCCCGCGCCACGTCGCCGTCGGTCACCGGCGACTCCAGCGCCGTGACGCCCGGCCCGTCCCCGTTAGCGTCGGGTGCCGTGCCCGCGCCGGTCGCGTACAGCTTCTCGGCCCGCGACGCCACCTTGGAGCAGTGCGCGTACACCGCCGCCCGCACCGCCAGGTCCGCCGTCGTGCCCACCCACACGGCGTTGACCCCGGCGCGGACGTTCGGCTTCCGCGGGTCGATCGCCCGCGACTGATCGGCGTTGACCATCCAGTCCCAGATCCGCGCCTTGCCGACGCTCAGGTTGTCCACGCGCGTCCAGTCGAACCCGTTGAGCATGATCTCCGACATCGGGACGCTGGCGCGGTACACCCGGAACACCGGGGACGCCGCGCCGTTCGCCAGCGCCGCGACGCCGGTGTCGTCCCCCGCCGCCAGCGCCGCGGCGTACACCGGGTCGGCCAGCAGGTGCGCCTTGAACGCCGGAAGTTGTGCATCGGTCAGTGGCATAGGGTTCCTTACGCGAGTGTGAAGACGCCCGACGCGTGGATCGTGATCGTCAGCGTGTTGCCGGCGGTCGCCGTGACGTCGGCCGGCGTGCTGTCGAGCAGGCAGTACGCCAGGACGCGGCCGCCGACTTCGTACAGCACCGCGTACCGCGCCGTGATGCTGCCGCCCGACGCGGTCCATACCGCCGGGTCGGTCGCGTCGAAGGTGACGGTCGTCGTGCCGCTGCGGGACAGCGTGACGGCGTTCCCGCCGGTCGTGTAGCCGTTGCCGTTGGCGTGCTCGTTGGTCAGTCCGGCGTAGGTCGTGCTGGCCGCGCCGATGTTGCTGGTGCTGAGGAACAGCGCGATTTTGTACGTGTCGCCGTCGAGAAACGTGCCCTTCGACAGCTCCGTGCGCCCCTCGTTCGTAAGTGTCCAAGCTCCGGCGGCCATGTGTCAGGTTCCTGCAGTTGCGAGATAGAACGCGAGCGAGATAGCGTCCGCACGGTCGGGCGAGCGTCCGAGCACGTCCTTGACCTTCTGCTTCGGGTCGAGTCGCCGGCGTCCCTGCGCGTCCACCACGTACCGCGCGGCGGTCAGCTCCTGCTTAACGCTCAAACGGTCGTTGAGCGATAGGCGACTCAGATCCAGGGCGCCCGCGGCCGCCATCGCCGCCAGGTCGCACAGCAACTGCGTCCGGGTGTTGGCGTAACGCACATCCACGGCGACAGTTGAGGAATTCACCCCGATGAAGTTGTGCCCGTGCGCCTGGTCGACAACTCCCGCGCCGTACCCGCCCGTGTCATCGATGAATATTGGTATGGTTGTTGAGGCGTCCGGGTCAAGTGCCAAACCCGACAAAGTCGATCGCGCCACGTCGCGCAGCCGCTCGGCGATCCACGTCGTGTTGACCTTCGCATGAACTTCAAGGGACAGCAGGCACGGGCCGCACCGCACGGCGATCGCCGTCAGGTCGTTGCCGAACCGCGCGACGTCGCAGCCGATCGTGATCTGCCACTTCGGGTTGACCGGGAACGCGCGGCCGTAGCACTGCTCGACCATGGTCGGCGAGAACAGCGCGGCCGTCGGCGACGACGGCCAGCGGCCGAGAATCTGCGACTCGAAATCCGGCGTCTTCGGCGTCCAGAACTGCCCCGAGCCGGCCGGGAATTCGAAGTCGACCATCGGGTCGGGCTCGCGCCCCGGCGGGAGCTGGTCACACTCCGCGGTCAGCCGGCGGATGATCGTCGACAGCCGGATCGCGGCGGGGATCGGCGGCGGCTGGCCGGACAGCTCGGCGGCGATGTTCGGGTGCTCCAGCGCGTTCAGGACGACGACCGCCCACCCGCCGGTTTCTTCCGCCAGGTACGCCGGGGTCGCCGTGTCGTTGGGGTTGTAGGTCGCCAGCCACCAGTGATCGCCGGTCGACTCGAACATCGTCTCGCCGCGAGACCAGAACTCGCGGTCGACGCCGGTCGCCTCGTCGAACCACAGGCCGAGCCGGGTTCCGTGCCGCCCCTGGAACGCGTCGCCCTTCGCGGCCGTGAAGCCGTGGACGAAGTGCCCCGGCGACGACTGCAGCCGGGTGTCCTTCGGCGCGAAGCCGGCGGAATCCTTGCGCAGCGTCCGCAGTTCCTTGAACGCCAGGTCGCGGACGCTGACGAGCGTCGGCGCGGTGACGAGCGTGATCGACGGGTCGTTCGTGTCGTAGAAATGGCTGCACTTCACAGCCCCG